AAACTTCGCCCACACCATATCGTTGTGACCGTGTCCGGCTGCTAAGGTGTCTACCACGTTCGTGGAATTGGTAGATACCGTTAGCGCCTGCGCGTCACTTAGAATCAAATAATCATCAATATACATCTGTGCTTCCTCCTTATTGGTTAGAACTTGTTTAAGAGATTAACCCTTCTGTATTGGTAATCTCGTCTATACGACGCACAGGCACTCCCATAAAGTTCAGGGTAGGTCTGCTGATGCTTGGGCCTTGAAGGTTCTCGAGGGTGATGAACGCATTAGATTTGCTCAACATCTTGACGCGGAGCATAGATCTAACGAGCTGGTTGCAATAGAACACTGGCCTGACAGTTCCGTTCGGCGGAAGCTTATCAAGAGCTTGTGACATATACTTGATAATATTGGCCGAGGTATCAGACGTATCGCCAGCGGTCTGTAGGGCAGTGGTGTTGATATTCGCAACGCGGACTACGAAGCGCCAGTCCTTTACTGCGATACCGGCTTTCCACTGGAAGTGCGTTCTGTATGCTTGGAAAGGATAACCGGAGGCATCATAAACCGTCTGTTCGCCCAGATCCTGGACTGAGAGGCCGGCTTTTGAACCCTTCGGGAATATCCCTTGAACCGTCGCCTCGCTCCAGCCAACGAGCCAGATTGAAGTGTTCAGGGTCGTGCTAACACCGGCGCTGATGATGTTGCCGCCAGTTACTGCTGTGGTGAGGTAATACCTGGGAGTTAATCCGACAAACTGTTCCGGGTTAACTGAGGTATCGCCGTATATCAGGGCCGTTGAGAGAGCCTGGTTCATACCTTCGATATGGGCCAAATCTTCGGTGAAGCGGTATTCTGAAGTATTACCGTTGAGCATAGCGAGGTCTTTGTCGATCTCGGAGTATGCTTCCATAATACCGCAGGTTTCTACGATCTGGTTCGTAGTGGATTTGGTCTGCTGCACACCTTTGTTTAGTAATCTCCAGGTCGGTGTGGGTAGAGATGAGCGGGTGGTAATCTTGGTTCCTGTCGGAAGGTTGCCTTCTACAAACGGGATATCGTCGAGTATCTCGTTATAGTGGTTTAACGTTTCTGCGATCTTGGCGATCTTTCCGTCAGGATCGAGCCTACGCGCCACATCTAACAAGGTACTTCTGTTAGTTGCTAGAGTTGCCATCTTTATTTCTCCTTAGTTTAGGATCTATTTTTTTCCTAGATCCGGATACATTACTTCCGCCGCAGATTTATCTGCATTGGGTACTTCTCTCTTGCCTTCGATTAACCTATCCTCGCTGATGAGCTTGCCTAACTTTATTAGGTCTTTAATCAGGTTCACGTCATTGGCGAGTCCTACGGCATTAAGTGTTTCTACGGTTTCCGGCGACAGGAAGCGATCCCTGACCTTTGCCGCATACGCAAGCTCCTGCTTATAGTTTGCGCCAAGAGCCTTTATTGTTTCGGTCTTTGCGTTGTCTATAAATGCCTTGAATGCATCGGCCTGCTTCTGCTGTATTTCCCCGAGTGTCGCTGCGTAGAAGTTAGCAAGCTTCTGCGCGCCCTCATTACTGAGCTTAAGTTCCTTGAAGAGTGGAGCGGCCTTTTCCATCATAGCCTGATCCAGCTGCATTCCCTCCGGTGGCTTAATCTCATACTTCTCTGGTACAGCTGCGGCTGCTGCTTTTGCGGCATCTGCTAGCTTTGTTTCCTCCTGGGCCTTGACCAGCTCTACCTTCTTCGAGCGCTCGTCTGGAGATAGATCCCTGTCGTCGGCTTCCAGTATTCTCTTCTCTTCCGCTAGTTGTGCAGCCTTCTCTTCCGCGCCGGCCTGATCGAGGAGTGTTCCATCCTCGCTCGTAGCTTTAGCATCTGCTGCGCCTAGTAAAGTTTCTTCTGTGGGTTTAATCGCCTCTGCGCCTGCTGTGTTTGGGTTTGCAGCAGTATTAGGTTCCGTCATTTAGATCCTCCTTGAGTTCGTTCTTGTTCTTGTTTACTTCAGACATATACTCGCTCTGAAGTTGCGCGAATGCTCCGACATCCGCCTCGTTTAAGTCTATCAATAAATCCAGGCCCATACTGCGCTTGCCGAGATTGTAGCCAGTCTGGTTGGAGTTAAGTGAGAAACTATCGTGGAATATCCCTGCCTTGCCGAGCTGGCTCCAGATGAACCGGCGGCCTTCGGGTAGCTTGAGGATCCTGCGCAGATCTGAGATTTCTCTTTGTCTGATGCGCTTGCCTTCCGCTGATAGCTTGTCATTGCGTTTTAATATCTCCGTGTCGTAGAAGTTTTCTATGTTATCGGGCATTAGTTATCCTTATAACCTGTTCTCTTTTGTTCGTCTACCCACCTTACGGCTACTTTTATACATAAAAAAGTTGATAAAATAATCACTGCTAATATCATTGCTCCGGTGCCTTGTTTGCGTTGGGATCTTTGCCTGTAAGTGGCGCAAGCAGCTCGTCTAGGGCGCTTCCCTGGCCCATTGGCGATTGTGCCATATCCTTTGTCGCTTTGGCACCTTTGGCTGCCAAGTCTGTGGCTACTGCCATATTCTGCGCCTGCGCCATTGCCGCTTGTTTCTTGGCCCGGATGTTGCGTATCTTGGCTATCTGCTCCGGTGTGTTTACTATCTTTGCCGGAACGCCTAGCATATCCGCGGACTCCTGCGATACCATATCGAAGTTGATGTTGTCTAGTATCTCCGGGCTTGCTTGCGCCAGGCTTGCTGTGCTGCCTACCCACTGGCTCATTCCGTTTATGCCTTGCATTTTCTGTGCCTGCGCTAAGATAGATATGTATTGTATCTTTATTTCCTGGCCGGCCATCTCTTGCGGTGGTTTGGGTATCAGGTTATTACGCAGCATTATCGCAAAGGTTCTTTCAATAAGCGGTGAGAGCAGTTCTCCCTCCAGGCGCTCTAGCACCGGGCCTAGCATAGAGAGTTTCTCTGACTGGCGCTCTGTTACCTCTGTCGCTGTTATCGGTGTGCCGGAGCGCTCTGCGTCTATCATCATCAGAAATAGGTCGGTAAAGAAATACTTTCCTATGCCCTGCCTGGTCTTTTCTATAGATAGTTCTATTGCATTCAGATCCGGCCTGACTTCGTATGCCGCCTTTACTCCTGCGTTGGGTAGCATAGCCGAGAATTTAGTTACTCCGCCGGGTAGCATATTAGCCTCGCCCTGGACAGACGCGTCTACTTGAATTGGCGGATTGATTACTTTGTCTAGCGCTATCAGCTTCTGCTTCTGTAGCTTCTGTAGCATCTTGACGTCGCCTAGCGCCTTCCATCCCGGCCCTCTACCGTATGCGTCTGCGGTGGTTACCACATCCCAACGTGGTGCCAGAATCGGGAACTCTTCGTAGCCGCCTAGCCTTAGATAGCTGTTGGGCATTGCGCCATCTTCCCAGTAGCAGGATCTGAATTCCATATTCCTGTAGTCTTTTAAGAATGGTATTCTGTCATCGTTTACTTCAATCAGGTGGTTGACTACCCGCCATACGTCAGGTGTGTTGTTCTTCCAGGCTGTTTGCACTGCCGGGCAGCAGTTCTCCAGGCCGAATTCTTCGACAAGCTGGCCAACCGTCATCCAAAATCTGCGGTAGAAGGCATTGATCTTGCCGTCTGGCCCTGCGCCTAGGTAGTATTCGCCGGCGGTGTAGTTCCTGCCTCTTATTACTTTGTTGTAATCATCTTCTAGGTAGCAGCAGGCTGTTCCAAAGGTGCCTATCTCTGCGTATATGGAGTTGAGTATTCCGTATATGTTGCTCTTTTGGAATATCCCGAGCATTGATTGCTGAACGTCATCTAGCCAATACTTCACTGCGGCTAGGGTCATCAGCTGCGTATTCTCTAGTCCTAGCTTGAACCAGGGCCGGCTTGGGGATGTCAGCCCGCTGGTCATTCCGCTTGCCAGGGTGTCCACGGATTGCGTTGCGTAGCCGTCAATAACGGTCTTGTGATCTATTTCATAGCCCTGATTTGGCCTCTGCTCGTAGAAGAAACCTTTGGTTGGATAGATATACTTGGATAAATCCTTCCAGGCCGAATACCATAGCTGGCCTTCGTTCTTCAGCGCCAGGCCTCGGCGCACGAAGTTCCAGCGATCCAACTTGGTGTTCTGATATTCTCCCTTACCTTCTGTGGTTATGGAGAAGGCTGCGTTGTTCTTGGCCTGGGTAGAATTAGATATCTGCGGCATATTAACTCCCTAGGGTCTTTTTGGTTCCTGCTGTTGCCTGCGGTGTGGTAGTCTGTAGCTCTGAACCGCCTCCGGTAAGCCCGGTTCCGCCTGATTTCATTGTGGATAGCATACCATAGCGCAGTGCCTCTACCTTCTTGCGCTTGCGATCCGCTGTTTCTAGCCCGGCTGTTTCCGTTGGCATAGGTTGTGGCTGCGGATTAGGTGCTGCCGCTGCCGTTGTTGATACCTGTTGTGTTTCTGTTGAACCTCCACCGCCGCCTCCCCAAAAGCACATAGTTTCCTCCTTAAGCGAATAGGTTGTATTCCTGCTTTACGAATTCCTGGCTACCTTGCTGTAATACTATTACGTCTGAATTATTGCCGTATCTGTTTCTTGGCATTACTGGATAAGCAAAAGTAAGCGCTAGGCAGTCAGCTCTGTTCGGTGATTTGATGCCGCGCTTCTTCATATCTTCCTTTGACTCTAGGAATATCTTGCCTGCGCTTGGGCCTATAGGCTTGATGTAGTATTCTGGAGCGGTAAGCTCGGCGCATATGATTGGATCGTCTTGAATAGAGCCTCCGTCACGCAGCCATTCTTTCATTAAACCCCACATTTCAGCCCGTTTGTTTAAGTAGCCGGGATCGTTTGAGGCGCTGCCGAAGGGAACAAGAGTCCAGTTCCTTTTAAGCTGCTTGCCTGCGCTCTGTATGCCTGTGCCATATCCGAAGTCTATGAATACTGCGTCTGCTTTCTCTATGTCCTCAAACTTGCCGACGTAGCCGGCCATTATGAAGTCATCGTCATTCTTGGCAAACTTGGCTAGCATTTTGTAGCTGTTGCCTTGTCGCAGGCCTATTACTATTTCATCTCCGCCTGTCCAGGCTGGTTCTACTGATAATATCTTGGCTGCAAAGTTGTATTGTGTTTCTATTAAGTGCCGGCCTCTTGCCTGTTGAACGTAGCTGTTAGGAATAAACTGCCTGTCGCTTACGTTAGGAAATACTCCACGTACGTGGATCCTTACGAAGTCGCTGTCCTCTCCGTAGTCTTGGATCCACTGCTCTATCTCTTTCTTGTTGGTCAGCCGGGATATCCGGCTATCTATCTGTTTAGTAGTCCAGCGGTGGCTTGCCTCATTGAAGCAACCGTGAAACCTTCCGTCGTTGCGTGTCGGGTTACCGCAGACTACCCAGATTATCTCTGTCTTTTCGTCTGTTAGCGCGCCTTCTGTTACGCTCCATATTGCGTCTGGTATGGCAGAAGCCTCGTCAAAGATGATTAATATGCGTTTGCCTTTATTATGTAAGCCCGCAAAGGCCTCAGGATTGGTTTCATTCCAGGGTACCTGGTCAATGCGCCAGGTCTTTTCGTGCGTAGGTTCTATTGAGTAGAGTGCTGTTGCTGTGAATATAAACCAATGCCTGGCTATAAATAGATTATACCATTTGGCTAGTTCCGGCCAGCTCTTGGTCTTTAGCTGCGTATCTGTGTTTGATGTGATTACTCCCTTTGTGTCCGGGAAGGTTGCCATCGCCCATAGTATGAGCCAGGCTACGAAAGCTGATTTACCCGGGCCGTTGCCGCTAGCTATGGCAATCCTTATCGCTTGCTCTGCAGTCAGTAGTCCATCTCTTATCTTGCATAGCATTTCTTCTTGCCATATATCCGGGCCGGTGAATCCTTCTAGATCCCCTGTTCCCCAGGGAAAAGAAAACACCACGAAGCTTAGCGGATCGTGGCGGAATGAGGACATTACTTTTACTAGCTCTATTTCCTCGTTAGTTTTTTGTAGACAGGTTGGCATAGTTTTCTAGCCTGGTGTGGCCTTCTTTTAAGGCCTCGGCTAAATTAATGTTTATGTTCATTGAGTGATCTACTTGTTCCCGGAGTGCGCCGCGCAGCTTAAGCGATATCTCTAGCGCTTTTGTCTGCGTTGCGTTATCATCGCAGTCTTTCTGACTTATTACCTGGCCTCCGTGTGCAAAGAATTTAGTCATCTTCGCTTTACGCAGGCGCTTTAAATCTTTTACATCCTCTTCAATACTCAGGCCCATTTTGTCCATCAGTTCGGGCATAGTAATACCAATCTTTACCAACATCCGAGAGCCCAATACATTAGCCACGTGATTATTCTTACAATCAAAAGCAATACTTGCTGCTTTCGTTGCATTTCCTGTCCTAATTAATTGTCTTATGAATTTTGCTTGTTTCGGTGTGGTTGGTTTATTCACGCAGTTTCCTTGCGATTTATGCCCTCAAACAGCCTCAACGTTGCGTTATCTCCGTCGCTGCCGGGCATTATCCCTACTGATTTAAGCGGGGAGCAAAGAAAGCATTTCTGTATAGACAGAATTATATTGTGTCTTTCAGCTCCCCTCAGTTATAAGTATAATCTACTTTTTACTTTTGTATAGTTTTATTTTAAAGAGGGAAGGCCGGGTGTTTCAGTCCGGCCCTCTTTGGGTAGGTTTAGCTGCGGCTAGATAGCGCAGGAAGTGGCTTTTTACATATAATACATTTACCATATTCCTCTACCCAACCACTTTTAGTTAGCCTGACATCCCGTATTGGCTCATCACACTTACACTCGCCATAGAGGGATGAAGGTGGAGCTGTTTCCTCCTGTGGGTTGTGGTTTGCGATCGCCTGGATTAGGCAGGGTGTACAGATGTCTACCTGCTGCCCTCCGTGGCTTACGTCAATTCGGATCTTGAGTGTCCGGTCGTTCTCTCCTTGTGTCAGCACTGAGCGCCCGCCCTGGTCTAGCACGTGCTTCAGTTCTACCCCGCATACGTCACAATAGTGTCTAATCATTGTTACGGCTCCTTTCGTTGCCTGCCCAGGTGGTTACGTTCTTGTAGCGCTGCACTACCGCCTTGCAAGGCCGGCATATGGTTACGATTATCTGTGCGTCTATGCGTAGCTGTGCCTCCGCGCGCTTGGTCTTGAGGATCTTGTCGCAGAACATACAACGAACGAGTACTCTATGTCTGCCCATTATTTGCCTGCCTTTCTGCCCTTGCGCTGCTTCTTGGTTGACTCCGGCTGTGCTTCCTGGGCCTGCTCCTCTGCGATCTCTTGGATTACGGTTGGCGCGGTGGGTGTGGTTCTCTTGGTTCCGGTTCCCCATCCGGCTCTCCATTTAGTCTTGGCTGCCTCAATCAGCTCTGCCTGGCGCTCTTTGGTGGTGGCCGCCATAAATATCTCGGTCAAGGCCTCCCGGCTGAGTATACGGAAGTAGGGTATTCCTCTCTTTTTGGCCTCTTCCATCAGTTGTGCGCGGGTTTCAAGCTTGGGTTCTAGGCTGTGTTCCGGCTTTCCTGTAGTGGCGCTTGCCTCTGCCTGGGCCTTGATCTGTGCTTCCTTGAGCTTCTTTACTCTGCCTCTTGCCTGGATAAGCGCACTTTCTGTCTTGTAGCTGGTGGTGGCGAGTTCCTTCTCTGCTACTGCTACGGCTGTCTGCTCTGCTGGTTCCGAGGTTGTTTCTATTGCTTTTGCCTTGCGGGTGATCTTTTTCTGTAATCTCATTTTGTTCTCCTTGTGGTTGTGCTGTGGTTTAAGATGATTGGTAACAGGATCCTGGCCATTCGCTTGGCCCATAACTTTCTTTGTAGCCTTTGTATCATTGCCTTTGGTATGCGGATTGTTTCCTCCTTTCGGTTAGCCGATGGTTTGTTTCTTGCTCCTTGTAAAGTTTGATGGCAAATTTTTTTCATCCCTTTTCTCCTGCGTATCGGTAGATCTCTTCTTTGTCGAAGAATTTGTATTTTCCCTTGATGTTTTCAATAGGTTTTATCCTGCCTTTGCCGACGAGGTAAGCGAATCCCTGCCGGGTTATCCCTAGGATCTTTGCCGCTTGTTCCGTGGTTAGGATTACTGTCTGTTTGTCCATTGGCTTAAGCTTATCACAATGATTGCTACTTGTCAAGTGTTTTTAATCTTATTTTTTTGTAGGCTGATTCCATAACTTGATTCACCGCGGATCGTGAAATCCTTTTGCCATCGTGTTTAGCAATTTCTTCTGCCGTCATTTTACTATGAAATCTCCATAGCAAATATTTTATCTCCCGCTCTGTCAGGTGGGCATTGAAGTCCACGATGCAGAATAGGAGCTTGAAGAATTCCTGGTTGCGTTCTATGTAGTCATTCTCTATCATAAAAAGACAAACCCGGCGCGGGCCGGGATCTGCCTGGTTGGTTTGGTTAGGCTACTTCATCCAAAGAGTTGTTGCTGTTAATCCGCCTGCCATAATCCAATATGCTGCTCTGATCCTATCTCCGCTGAATCCGTACACGGCTGCAGCGCATAGGTCTAGTACTATGAGGATCGCGGGAAATAGGTAGGTAGGCATTATTTCAGTTCCTCTATAAATTTGGTGTATTGTGCCTGGTTGAATACTCCTACCGACCGCAGTTCTGTCATTGAAAATATCTGGTGTACCACGAATGTCGTGTCTGCGTAGCCTTCCTGCTCCGGTGCTAGGTCTATGATCGCTACTAGGTAGGCCGGGATGCCGAGTTTCTTGGCCAGAGTTGAGTATACGTCTGCCTGGAAGCCGTTGTTTAGGGTCTTGAAATGCTCTAGGATCTTGGGCGCGGTGGTCAGGGTTCCTATGTTGCGCCGGGTTTCAATGAGCGCTACGGGCCTGCCGTGCCGCCATTCAAGCCAGTCTAGATCTGTGGTGTAGCAGCCGCGGCTTAATCCGTTCCTGCGCCAGCGGGAATACTTTAGATCCCTGTCGTATCCTTGATCTTCGTGCGGCATAGGTTTGCTCCTTTGTAAGAAATCGTATTGTTTATCAGCGATCCATTCTGTAATAGCCATTTCTTAATCCTCCTTGTAGGTGGGAGAATCGTAAGGCTCTCTTTAATCAGACTGTGCAGTCTGAACCTCCACCGATCCTCCCACTCTACTATATCTCCACAAATATTTCTTCTGGGGTGGCTCCCAATATTCTTGCTATATCTACTTTCTGATCCCAGGATGGTTCGCTTCTCCCTGTTTCCCATTTAGAAATTAATTGTTCGGTGACGCCTAATTTCTGGCCTAAATCAAATTGTCTTAATCTTGCTTGTTTACGATATACTATTAGTTTTGTCATCTTTTCCTTTCTTTATTAGTTTCATTACTTCCTCGACTACCTGATCCGGTTTCGGAAAGGCCTTCGGATTAAATTCTTCCACCTCCCAAATATCAAACTGCCGTGGCTTCAGCCATCCCCGGCTTATCAGGATGTTGGTGTTCTGTGGGTAGCCGAATATCAGCGGATCTGATAGCGCCCAGATTACTACTCCTGGCTTGCTTGTTATGAGATGCTGTAGGAAATTGTCTACCGCTATCCAGGTGTCGCTCTTGTCTATCAGCCGCTCTAGTTCTTCTAGTGGAGAGTCGGTTATCATTTCGCCTACTCCTTCAATAATTTTCTCCCCTGCCCGGCCTATCTGGATTATGTGGATGTCCTGCTTCTTTAGTTTCTCTACTACCGCTTTCCAATAAGGATAATTCTTTGGATTTGCTTTGCCATTGCGCATTGTCCTGGCCCACGGGCTGATCACTATTTGCATTTTTCCTCCCCATTAACCACCCTGTCATTGCCAATTTCAAGAATATCTTTCTTAACTGTAATTTTTGCTTTTTCTATCTCGTTCATACAATCTCGCATATCATACTTATGAACATTAGGGTCACACATCATCATAATATAATCTGTAAAATTCTTTATTACTATATCAAGTTTGTCCATTCCCCACCCTGTCATTGCGGTCTTGGATTAGTTCGTCAATCTTATCTGCTAACGCACAAAAGGCATAATGCACTTGTTCAAGATTATCTGGTGGAATAGTTCTAAATAGATTAGTTGGCTCTATCCTCTTTGGGGTTTCTTTGATTTGATTTTCTTTCCCCGAATTCTTGACAAACCACTTACATTCGCTTGGCTTAACACAATCATCTAAATCTATTTCACAATGTCCTTTACCCTTTCTCGGTTCTTTCTCTGGGAGTGGATTATTTATTTTCTCCTCTTTTGTTTCTTTGCATTTTTCACATTTATAAAACTTAAAATACCACTCCTTATTCCCACCTCCCCCACCTGAACATTTCCAGTTATGTTCACATTCCTTTCTCGGCTCTTTCTCTGGGAGTGCCGAACCACTTTTGCAAATCTTACCGCAAGTGCAACAGATATTGCTTGGAGTTAAATATGATACTTTACATACACACTTCTCGGACTTTGGCTCATACATCTTGTTTGTTAATTCCATTATCTGTAAATCCCTAATTCTACACGCTTCATTCATTTCGTGTTGGGTGAACACCTTTTCTTCTTCTGTTTCACACGAACACTCGGACTTTGGCTCAATCTTTCCTGCTTTTTTCATCTTAATACCTCCCGATATTCCTGCTCTGTTTTTACGCCCTTATTACGATTGCATTTTATACAAGATACCCCTAAATTATCATACTCATTAGTTCCACCTCTGCTTAGGGGAGTTTTATGTTCTAAGTGGTCATTTCTAAATATAATTGACTCAAGACATAAATAGCAAGTCAGGGTTCCGTAGTGTTTAATGTTATCCTCATAAACTTGTTGAATACGCTTGATAGGTAATTCACCACCAGCACGCCTTAGCGAAAGTTTCCTTTGACTGTGTAGTTTCATTTTATCTGGATTATTCACTCGGTAATTCCTACTACTTATTTTTCTTTGTAATTTATGAGTTACATCATATTGCTTATTATATTCTTTAAGCCTATCTTTGTTTTTGGCATAATACTCTTTTTTATAATTTGGGTTTTTATCTCGCCATTTCTTTTGTGCTAATTGCCTACTTGTCATCTCAATCTTTCTGCGAGGGCGTGGGCGATAGTTTGACATTGATAATAGAA